ACTTTGGAGAGATCGAGGCCCGCCGCCTGTCCTACGGGCGCTCGGGCTACGCCCTCCAGTTCATGCTCAGCACGAAGCTGAGCGACTTGGACCGCCACCCGCTCAAGGCCAAGGACCTCCTGATTACGGACCTTGATGGCGAGATGGCGCATGTGAAGTACGTGTGGGGGCAGGATAAGCCCCTCTCGCTGGAGTGCGCCGGATTCGACGGCGACCGCTACAACGCGCCCGTCTGGGTCAGCGACGAGATGGCGAAGTACACCGGCACCGTCATGGCCATCGACCCCTCGGGGAAGGGCAAGGACGAGACGGCCTACGCTGTGGTCCGCTACCTCTACGGGAACCTGTTCCTCGTCGCCTCTGGCGGCTTTAAGGACGGCTACTCGGAAGAGACGCTCACGCAGCTCGCTGCCATTGCCGCGCAGTACCGCATCACCGACCTCGTGCTGGAAGAGAACTACGGGGGCGGGATGTTCAAGCAGTTGCTCATGCCCAAGATGATCGCTGCCGTCGAGGCCCTCAAGGCCAAGGGCGAGATCGCACGTGGGGGCGCTCCGCTCCCGGCTGAGGACGTGTGGCACAGCAAGCAGAAGGAGTTGTTCATCTGCGACACGCTGGAGCCCATCATCCAAGGCCACCGTCTGATCGTGGACCGCCGCGTGGTCGAGAAGGACCTCCAGCAGTGCCACGGCGACGAAGAGGGCAGCGAGCAGTACAGTCTGATCTGGCAGATGACCCACATGCACCGCGAGAAGAAGGCTCTCAACCACGAGGACCGTCTTGAAGCGCTTGCGATGGCCTGCCAGTTCTATCAGGACCT